GCAAGGCCGGACGTGTTCTATTTTGTTGCGTCGGTCTGTCATCCTCGCTTGTTCGACAAGTTGAAGGATTGTCAGGTCGGGTTATGGCATCCCTTGGGAATGCCGGGTATCGAGGACATCGAGGGCTTCCGCTACGGCATTGGCGGCGGCACGACGATGGGCCTTCGGTGGCTGAACATCGGCTACTTTCTCGGGTTTCGCGAGTTTCATGCACACGGGCTTGATAGTTCATTCCGTGGCGCTTCAACTCATGCTTATGCCGACCATACGGACGGCGAGGCGGTGCAGGAATTTATGGGTTATCAAACCCGCCGCAATTTCCTGCAACAGATTGAAGACTGGAAGTTGACGAAAGCCCTGTTTGCTTCGATGCCGGAAGATGAACAGCCGCGCATAAAGCTATACGGCGATGGCTTGTTGCAGCACATGGAACGTGAGGGCCTGTGCTGAACATTGTCATGATGAACGCCTGGAACTATCTGGGGCGCGGCGAAGAATACGTTCACAAGCTGAAAATGGGCGTAGCGCGGCATTTGACGGTCCCGCATACGTTTCATGTGATGACGGAAGCGGACATTCCGGAAGGCGTCACGGGCTGGTGGAGCAAGTTGTTCATGTTCCAGCCGGGGCGGTTCAAGGGCCGGTGTCTGTTCTTCGATCTCGACACGATAATCGTAGGTTCCTTGGACGATATAGCGGCATATGACGGCGATTTTGCAATGGTGCGGGACTGGTATCACCCGACATTGAAAACGTCCTCCGTGATGGCTTGGAACGCGGACAAATCGACCGGCATTTTCGAGCGTTGGGAAGGGGCTGGGATGCCGCAATTCCATCCTCGCGGCGATGGCGGGTTTATCGAGGCCGTCATGCCGGACGCGGACGTATTGCAAGACAAGTTTCCCGGCCAGCTTGTGAGCTTCAAGGCTTCCTGCGGGAACGGAATACCGGAAGGCGCTCGGGTTGTCGCCTTCCACGGCCTCCCAAGGCCGCATCATCTCAACGACCTGATGACACACTGGAGAGAGTAAATGGCAACGAATGAATTTGTATCGCGTCCGGTTCGGTTCTACGCCGAATACAAGACGCTCACGACCGGCGAAGTCCAAGAGCGACATTGGGTCGAACTAGCCCGGCCCGGTTCGATTAGCATGTCAACGACGAATGTCCTGATTACGCCAAAGGTCATGGCGGCGGAATATTGGGATGCAATCGAGCCTGCTTACGAGGCTTGGAAAAAGGGACAGGCTGCGCCTGAAACCGGCACGCCTCTTGGCGCATGGCCGGGCCTGACGCCTGAACAGGTGCAGATATTCAAGGCAGTCGGCTTGCAGTCTGTAGAGGACGTTGCGGGCATGGGCGAAAAGGTCATGCAAATGGTCAAAATCCCCGATGTTCGCCGGTATAAAGAAGAGGCGAAAGCCTTTCTTGCGGCGAAAGACCAGCACGCGGTTGAATTGCGCTTGCGTCATCAGGCGGATGAAATCGCCGCACTTCGTGCGATGCTGGAAGAGCGCACGGAAGCCGAACCGGCCCCGAAGCGCAGGGGACGCCCGCCAAAGTCGGAAACCGTTGAAGACGTGCAGGAAGACGAGGCCGCCTGATGAGTTATCTTTCGACGGTACAGGACGCAATGGTAATATGCGGGTTTGAAAGCCCGTCGCTGGTTTACGCCAGCACGGACCCGACCGTTACCTTGTTCAAAACCCTGTCACTTGTCGAGGGCGATGCTCTTTCCCGGCGCTTTGACTGGCGCAGGCTCAAGCGGTCAACGAGCTTCACGGGCGACGGGGTGACAACGAATTTCACCCTGCCGACCGACTTTTCCCGCTTCATGACCGGCTGGCCTATCTGGATCGACGAAGAGCCTGTTTTGCCGCTGCAAATGGTCAACGATGACGAAATGCTGCGGTATCAGGTTGCGCAGACCGATCCGGTCAACCCGGTCTGGCGTCTCATTGGCAAGGAAATTGAGTTTTATCCGGCTCCCGATAGCGGCGATATCATCAAGACAGAATACCGCTCGCAATACTGGATCATGGATGAAACGGAAACGACCCGTAAAGCCCGCTGGACGGCAGATACGGACGTGGCGGTTATTCCGGAGCGGCTAATCACTCTTGGGCTTGTATGGCGCTACAAACAAGCCAAGGGCTTCGATTACGGCGAGGATTACCGGCACTATCAAATCGAGTGCGGCAAAGAGGGCGCGAACGAGGGCGGTCGGCAAGTCATCACGATGCGGTCGGATTATTTTAGCGATTACGCTAATGCGCCCGCAACCGATCCGCGTGTAATCTGATGCTCCAGGCGCTTCGCCAGAACCGGCAGCGGTCTCGCATAGTAGCCCCGAAGTTCATACCGGCACCGACGAAGGGCTGGGTTGCCATTAACAACGTGGCATTGGGCGAGCCGGGAACGGCGCTCATTTTGGAAAACTTCTTCCCGAAGGCCGATACGGTTGAATTGAGGTCTGGCTGGGCGCAGCATTCAGACACGACGGAAACGACGCCAGTCAATTCCCTGATGGCCTATCACGGCACAAGTGCGAATAAGCTATTCGCGGCTTCGAATGACACGATCTACGATGTTACGAGTTCGACGGCTTCGGCAACGTCCGTCACGACATTGACTAGTTCGAAGCTACAGCATGTGAACTTCTCGACTTCGGGCGGGTATTATCTGTTTTGCGTGAACGGCGCGGACACTGCAAAGCACTACAACGGTTCCACATGGGCAACGCCTTCGATCACGGGAACGACAAGCGACAATTTTAGCCATGTGAACGTCTATAAGTCGCGCTTGTACTTCGTGGTCAAGAATAGCCTCAAATTCGCTTATCTCCCTACGGGGTCCATCGCAGGGGCGGCATCTACGTTTGAACTAGGCGACGTGTTCTCCCGTGGCGGCACGCTTGTTGCGATGGGGACATATACAGGAGATGGTGGTGTCGGGCCTGACGACCGGGCGGTATTCCTGACCTCGCAGGGGCAGGTTGCATTTTATGCAGGTTCAGACCCCGGCGATGCGAATGACTGGTCGCTGATTGGCGTCTTTGATATGGCGAGGCCGCTTGGAACCCGTTGCATGGTGAAGGTCGGCGGCGATCTCTACATCAACACGGAAATCGGCATTTTGCCGTTGTCACAAGCGTTGAAAACAGATCCGGCAGCGTTGGGGACCATCGCCCTCACGCAAAACATCGCGCAGGAAATCAACCTCGCCGCGCGGCGCTACAAGTCGAATTTCGGCTGGCAGATCATGGCCTACCCCAAAGGGAAAATGGCTATCATGAATGTGCCGATTTCGGAAGGCGAAAACCAAGTCCAGTTCGTGATGAATACGCAGACCGGCGCATGGTGCAAGTTCACAAACCAGAACGCGAATTGCTGGGAAGTGATGGACGGTCGGCTATTCTTCGGCGGCAATTCTGGAAATGTATATGAAGCCGATAGCGCGGGCACTGACGGCGGTTCCGACATCGTAGGGGATATGCAGAGCTACTTCGATGCGTTCGGCCAGCAATCGCGCCTGAAGGCTTGGAAGATGATCAGGCCTATCATCTACACGAACGGCACGACAAGCCCGCAGGTAGGTTTGAACGTCGATTATTCCTCCGCAAAGCCAACGGGTACGATCCAAGCCGCGACTGCAAACGTGACAAACTGGAACGAGTCCACATGGGGCGGCGGGTATTGGACCGGCGGCCTTACGTTGAATGCCAAATGGCGATCTATCACGGATAAGCCCGGTTATGTCGCTGCCGTCCGCATGGTGGCAAGGGCGGCGGGGCAGGGTAATCCGATCCAGCTACAGGTGAACGGGTTCGACATAACCTATGAACTTGGCGGGGTGATGTGAACCTGCTTTTCGGGCAAAGCGAATATGTCGCTGCCTATGTGTCCGCCGGGTTGGGAATAACAATCTCCGGCCATTACACGGCTATAGGGGTTCTATCGACAGAAGGCCGTCTAGTTGGCGGCATCGTGTTTCACGCCTTCAACGGCTCGACAATCGAGATGACGGCGTATTGTCCGAACACGATGAAGCGCGGGGTTATCAGGGGGATCGCCCATTACGTGTTCGTTCAGCTTGGTTGCAATCGCATGTACGCGCGAACGAGGCGCAGCAACAAGGCGATGTGCAAGATGTTCCCGAAAATCGGCTTCTCTTTCAAATGCGTTCTGGAACAGCACTTCGGCCCGAAGAAATCAGATGACGCGGTGCTTTACAGCATCAGCAAGGATGTAGCTTTGAAAAGGTGGTTAGCCAATGGATAGCCCTTCCCCGCCTCCCGCACCGGACCCGGTAGCAACTGCGGCTGCTCAAACCAAGAGCAACAAAGAAACCGCAATCGCTAATGCGAACCTTAATCGCTATAACCAGTATGGCCCGCAAGGTTCGGTGCAGTGGAAGGTTGTTGGCACTAACGAGGATGGCACGCCTCGATATGAGCAGACCACTTCCTATTCGCAAGGCGAGCAACAGGTTTATGATACAAACCTGGGCCTGCGCCAAAAGATTGGTGAAATCGGCACAAGTTCGGCTGACAGGCTGGGCGGGCTTTTGCAGCAGGATTTTCGCGTCGATCCGGCTGTAGAGCAAAAGCTGTATGACATGGGCAGGCAGCGGCTTGACCCGAGGTTTGAACAACAGCGCCAATCCCTTGAGCAGCAGTTGGCTAACAAGGGCATTTCGATGGGGTCCGAAGCCTACGACCGGGCAATGGGACAGTTCGGGCAGACGCAGAACGATGCCTATAACCAGCTTGCGCTCGGCGGACGTGAGCAGGCTTATAAAGAGGCGGTATTCGAGCGCCAGAACCCGTTCAATGAAGTCAATGCGCTTATGTCGGGTTCGCAGGTTGCAAATCCGTGGCTAGGCCAGAACCAGCAGACGAACATGGCGAATACCGACGTTGCCGGGATAACCAATCAGGCGTTTCAGAACCAGATGGCGCTTTATAATGCCGAGATGGGTCAACAGAACGCGATGATGGGCGGAATAGCAGGACTTGCGGGCAATGCCATGCGCTTCCTGCCTTGGTCTGACGTTAGATTGAAGGCTGATATTGTCCCGCTTGGTCGCGATGACAATGGCCTGATGGGTTATGAA